TGATAGAGGAGAGCAAGTAGTCATTTGGCCAAATCATATCCCTGAGAAGGATCTTAATGATATGGTATTGTCTGGGCACGATGTTCAGTCTATGGTAGAATCAAATACCTATAGTGGTTTAGAAGCAACTATTAAACTGACTGAATGGAAACGAGTATGAGCAACGGGATCAAAGTACAGAAAAGAACGGGTGAATTCGAGCCCTTAAATCTCGACAAGATGCATACCATGGTGGAGTTTGCATGTGAAGGACTTGCAGGTGTTTCTGCATCCCAAGTAGAAATGCAATCAGGAATCCAATTTTTTGATGGTATTAATACAGAACAAATTCAACAGATTCTTATTCGTTCTGCTAGTGATCTGATTACATTAGATAATCCAAACTATCAATATGTTGCTGCTAGACTTTTATTGTTTAGTATGCGTAAATCTGTATTTGGTGCATCATGGGCTATCAGTCATACACATCTATCAAGACATATTGAAAAGTGTGTTAAGTTTGGGGTTTATGACAATTCAATTATTAATAAGTATACTGCTGAAGAGTGGGATGAAATCGATGATATGATTGATCATGGTCGAGATTTTCTGTTTACCTATGCTGGCCTGAGACAAGTAAGCGATAAATACTTAGTCCAGGATCGTAGCAATGGGAAGGTCTATGAGACGCCCCAATACATGTATATCATGATTGCTGCAACTTTGTTCCAGAATTATCCTGAAGTAAGAAGACTCGATTATGTCCGAAGATACTACAACGCAATCAGCAAACACCGAATCAACATTCCCACACCTGTCATGGCAGGGGTGCGAACTCCACTTCGACAATTTGCTAGCTGTGTTCTTGTTGATGTCGATGACACCCTCGATAGTATCTTTTCTAGTGACATGGCGATTGGCCAGTATGTTGCTCAACGTGCAGGAATCGGTATCAACTCAGGCCGAATCCGTGGCATCAACGCTAAAATCAGAGGGGGAGAAGTTCAACATACAGGTGTTATCCCATTCCTTAAAAAGTTTGAATCAACTGTCAGATGTTGTACACAGAATGGCATTAGGGGTGGAAGCGCAACTGTACACTTCCCAATCTGGCACCAAGAAATAGAAGACATTATTGTTCTTAAGAACAATAAAGGAACAGAAGATAATCGAGTGAGGAAACTTGACTACTCCATCCAAATTTCAAAACTTTTCTACGAACGTTTCATCCAGAATGGAGAGATTAGCCTCTTCTCACCGCATGACGTACCAGGTCTCTATGATGCTTTTGGTACTGATGACTTTGACACTCTATATCGGATGCATGAACTCAATGACGCTGTTCCGAGGAAGACTATCGGGGCACAAGAGTTAATTCTAAACATCCTTAAAGAGAGGGCAGAGACTGGTAGAATCTATTTGATGAACATTGACCATTGTAATTCACATTCATCCTTCAAGGATAAGGTGAACATGTCTAACCTGTGTCAAGAGATCACACTACCTACTGATCCCATTAATCATATTGATGATACTTCTGGTGAAATTGCTCTCTGTATCTTGTCTGCTGTTAATGTAGGTAAGTTGAAATCTCTTGATGAACTTGAGGAATTATGTGATCTTGCTGTTCGTGGTCTAGAAGAACTGATTGATTACCAACAGTATCCTGTAGCTGCTGCAGAACGTTCGACTAAGTATCGTCGTTCATTGGGTATTGGTTATATTGGTCTTGCACATTACCTTGCACGACAAGGTTTCTATTACAACGATCAAGGAGCTTATCAATCAGTTCATGATTTGACTGAAGCATTCCAATATTATCTTCTCAAATCTTCTAATGAAGTTGCGATGGAGAAAGGACCATGTGAAGGATATTCTCGTACAAAATACTCTGATGGAATTCTTCCGATAGATACATATAAGAGTGACGTTGATGATATTGTACCCAACAAATTGAATTATGATTGGAGTAGTCTTAGGGCATCTATCTTGGAATATGGCATCAGACACTCAACACTGTCTGCACAAATGCCATCGGAAAGCAGTTCCGTTGTGTCAAATGAAACCAATGGAATCGAACCTCCAAGAGATTACTTGTCCGTTAAGAAATCCAAGAAAGGGCCTCTTAAACAGATTGTTCCTCAATACGGTACACTGAAGAATAACTATACTTTACTATGGGACATGTCTAGTAATGAAGGTTATATTAAAGTTGTTGCAGTAATGCAAAAATTCTTTGATCAAGCCATTAGTGGTAACTGGAGTTATAATCCAGAAAATTATGAAGACAATGAAGTCCCAGTCTCTATCATGGCTCAAGATTTTCTAACCACTTATAAGTTTGGTTGGAAAACTAGTTACTACCAAAATACCTACGATGCAAAAACGGATGCTGATGAAGATTTGACAAAAAAGAAAGACCAGTTAGAATCTATTCTTGCTGAGTTGGAATCATTAGACGAAGACGATTGTGAATCTTGCAAAATTTGAGGACTTATGGATTTAAAAAGAACATCAGTAAACAAAACCATCGAAGGCATGACTGTCTTTAATAGCAACAAAGTAGACACAAAGAAACAACCAATGTTCTTTGGTCAACCACTAGGAGTTCAGAGATATGATTCGTATAAGTACCCTATCTTTGACAAACTTACACAACAACAACTGGGTTATTTTTGGAGACCAGAAGAAGTCTCTCTCCAGAAAGATAGATCTGATTATCAGACTCTCACACCAGAACAGAAGCATATCTTCACCAGCAATCTTAAGTACCAGGTCATGCTGGATTCTGTACAAGGGCGCGGTCCTGGGATGGCTTTTGTCCCTTATTGTAGCTTACCAGAATTAGAAGCTGCTATGACCATCTGGGAGACCATGGAGATGATCCATAGTCGCTCTTACACATATATCATGAAGAATGTCTATTCAAACCCTTCAGAGGTCTTTGACACCATTCTGGATGATGATAGAATCCTAGATAGGGCTAAGAGTGTTACATCAGCATATGATGAATTAATTAATGCCGCTCATTTATTTGATACTGGTAATATGTGGAGGGGAGATTGGAAAGATTCTCCATCTGCTCAATGGGAAATTAAAGATCTTAAACGTAAACTTTATCGTGCTATGGTAAATGTGAATATCCTTGAGGGTATTCGTTTCTATGTTAGTTTCGCATGTACGTTTGCATTCGGTGAACTGAAACTTATGGAAGGTTCAGCAAAAATTATTTCATTGATTGCTCGTGATGAATCACAACATCTTGTATTGACTCAGAACATTCTTAAGAACTGGGACAATGGTGATGATCCTGTTATGCAGGATATTATGGTTGAGGAACAAGAGAATGTTATTGAGATGTTTAAGAATGCAGTAGAAGAAGAAAAGAGTTGGGCTGAATATCTATTCAAGGATGGTTCTATGATTGGTTTAAACGCCAAACTTCTGAGTCAGTATGTTGAATGGATTGCTAATCGTCGTATGAAAGCAGTTGGTCTGAAACCTATCTTTGATGTTCCTGCTAATAATAACCCTCTGCCTTGGACTCAGTACTGGTTAAATAGTAAGGGACAACAAAATGCCCCACAGGAGACTGAGATCGAATCCTACATCGTTGGGGGTATCAAACAGGATGTTAAAAAAGATACCTTCGCAGGGTTCCAACTTTGAGTTTGAATGGGATGTCGAAGAATGTAAACGTGCTTATTATGAAGCAGCAGAAGCATACGACAATCTAATGGAAGAAGAACCACAGTTTCAATTTGAAGTCATTTTTGACAAAGAAAAAGAAACTACAATTCAAAAAATTAAAAGGTGGATCTCTAAAAGGAAACCACCTTTTAATACTATCCTTATGCACCTATTTTCCTATGTGGAATTGTGGTATTGGGAAGGTAAATTAAAACAAACTATGTCTGGGGTTGATAGCCAGGTAGAAGAATTACACGAACTATGGGATAATGAACACTCCATCACCATCAGAGTGGAGGAAGGACCTTCTGGAGTCGAAGGTCTTCCCACTCTCTCAATCAGATCTCCGTTTGTTGATAAAAGGTCCGATGAACCTGAGTCAGGCATGGAGAATGCAAGCCTTAAAATTGAAGTTTCTGACCCATGGGATGAAGTATCATAAATAGTATACGTTATTATGATACTTATGAAACCTCAATCTGCAAAAGCCAAAGGTAGGAATTTGCAAAAGTGGTTCAGAAATATTCTTATCGAAAAACTTGACATTCACCCAGAAGATATAGAATCCCGATCAATGGGAGCTGGTGGTGAAGATTTAATTATGGCAAGAGCTGCTAGACAAAAGTTTCCGTTTTCTATAGAATGTAAAAACGTCGAGAAACTTAACGTTTGGGAAGCATACGAACAAGCCAAAGAAAATTCTAAAAACTATGAACCCATAGTGGTTATGAAAAAAAATAGAAAGAAACCATTAGTTGTAGTTGACGCAGAATTTTTTGTTGGATTACTAGAACTCAAAGATGACACGACTATCAAGGAAGGATCTAATTAAGGTCATTGTAGCAAATGAAATGATCGCGATCCAAGATCTAACAGAATACAATAAAACATTAAGAGAAACTTACCGAAACTGGGAACATAAATCAAGTGAAGATCTGTGTAATAAATACAACCAGATTCGACATGAATCTATGACTGTAGATTTATTATCCACGGACACTTGACACCGCTTAACAGACCTGTTATAATTGAAAGGTCGTGAGGGTGAATAGCTCAGTGGTAGAGCATCTCCTTTACACGGAGGCGGCCGGGGGTTCAAGTCCCTCTTCACCCATCTATACATTTTATAACTATGATTCTTGAAACTATCTTAGCACTCAGTGCCATTGACTATGATCATCTTGCACGAACAGTGCAAGTTGAGGCAGCAACTGGAACTAAAGATGAATACTGCGTTGCAGTTTCTATTCTTAACAGGGTCAACTCTCCTGCATTCCCTAATACTGTTGCTGACGTAGTTTATGCTCCTGGACAATACGAAGGTTTTATCTACCGTCGTCCAGCTGCTAAACCTAGTGTAGTTGCTAGGTTAAAGAACACAGAAAAACTTCTGGAAGCATACTCGATTATTGGTGACAGAACCAGTTTCAAAGGACAACGTATGTTGCCTTATCGTGTAGTTGCAGAAGATCCTATGTGTGATCGTAAAGGAAACTTCTATCACTATCACTGGCAAACATGACTTATCCAGCACCAATTTTTTTATCTTATGATGAATGGTTTAGTGAACCAATTTTGACAGAAACACAAATGGAACAAAAAAAACTAATCGAAGAATTTGATGACATCATTGTAAATATGGATGGGGGTGTTGGTGGATCTTGGTCTGTACAGGCAAAGGAACCAGAGAACATTCATCAGATGATGTATGAGGTTGCCACTCAAAATAGTCCTACAACTATCCAGATGAACCCGCCTGGTGGGTCTGAGAACTTCCAATCACCTAACTCTTATTAATTAAAAATGTCACAAATCAATGACTGGCGTTACTCAGAAGAAAAATTAAAATTACGTCAAGACGTTTATAAAATTCTTCTTGCACAATTTGGATCTCAAATTGACATTGATGGAACGCCCATATATAATATGGAGTCAATCACAGAGTGTTGTCACGACTGGGTTTCGCAAGGAAATATGAGATCTGATGGTATTGTAAAATACTATCAAGCATACTACACATGACTTCTCTATCCAAATATGATTTCGGTGGTCTTGAAAGACACCCTGCTAACATATTAAGATTAATCAGTGAACTTGAGGGATCATCCCAACTTCTTAAGTATATGGGATTCAAAGATGACATGGAAACTATTGACAAAATGAAGAAAACATACTATAGTATGTACTTCAAACTCAAGAGAGAACAAAACAAGACTCAGTAGCTCAGTGGACAGAGCAACTGCCTTCTAAGCAGTCGGTCGTTGGTTCGACCCCAACCTGAGTCGTTGCCTCCGTAGCTCAGTGGTAGAGCAGGGCTTTTGTAAAGCTCAGGTCGCAAGTTCAAATCTTGTCAGAGGCTCTCAATCCTCTATAGCTCAGTTGGTAGAGCAGGTGACTGTTAATCACCCTGTCCCTGGTTCGAGTCCAGGTGGAGGAGTTACCGAATTAATTTCGGTCTATATAAAATGTTATTATGATTTCTTTTGATAGTCTAACAAATCGCTGGTATATTTGTTACGAAAATAGAATCGTATGGTTTGATTGTTATGATCATGCTGAAGATTGGATCCAACTTAATCATTTAGAGGACTACTTTAATGAACCCACGGGAACAAAAACGGCGTGATGCTTTCAATCTTTTCTACGAAAGTGTATTGAAACCAGATAGCAAACTTAGAGCATGTGCTCATAATCAAGAATGTTTTGATGAACTCATGGAATGGAGAAGTGAAGTACTATCCCATTTAAATACCAGACGTAATACTGAATTTAAATAAATGCCTGAAACTATTAAAATCGCAGAGATGGAAAAAAACTTCGATCATTATATGGATCGATGTGAATCTGGTGAAACATTTTTTATTGAACAAGAAGATGGTAGACTAGTAGCAATGGTTCCTGCTGATGAGTATGGAGAAGCTATTAATGATCTGAATACAGATCTATCGATGTACAAAACTCACAACGACGCTTCTTAAAATGACATTTGAAGAACTTTTTACTGGTACTTTTGAGAATAAAGACCAGGCTATGTCTGGAACTCAATGGGCTTGGATTGTAATTAAAAACGAAAAGATTGATACAGACACCTTTAGATGTACTCAATCATACAAGTTTGATGAAGATCAACCTTATAAAGAGTATGTCACTAAATTTACATATGATGGTGATAAGAAAATTAATTCTAGGATGTATGATAAAGACATGGTATATCGTCAGGGATGCGATTTAGTTTTTGAACTGCAGTCTGATGGTGAATGGTATGGGCATAATACATGCAAGAATTGTTGGGTGGAAGTAGGTAATATCAAAGCATATCAACAGTGCGATATTCGTATTGGTGAAGGTTACTATAATATTATTGATGTTGGTATTGATCCTGTCAAGAAAAATATTGTTTGGGGTTCTAAGTATGGTCATATTAAGTTTACTCCAGTTAGTTAGATAACTTTCGTCACGGATGGACGTTAACAGTACTGGTGCGGGTGAAGATATCGCCGCCTGGTTTCCAATTTCCAGTAAAGAATTGGTGGCGTGCATGTGCTCTGGGGTGTGACAACCCCCATTGCGGGATTAGTTTAGAGGCAAAACTAAAGGTTTCCAACCTTTCGTCGTCGGTTCGATTCCGACATTCCGCTTTTATTTCAATGTCAAGACAGTCTTGACAAAACTCCAGGTTTCCTATATAATATGTAAAGATTCATTACGGAGTGTAACATGACTGTAACAACTGAAGATGGTGGACGTACAAACATGTGGGCAACAGAACCTCGCATGTATGTTGATCCAACAGAAGCAGAACGCTATGGATACGAAACATATGCAGAACGTGCAGAGAAACTAAATGGAAGGACTGCTATGGTTGGATTTGTTGCTGCTGTTGTCTCTTATGCTTTCAGTGGTAGCGTATTTTTCTTTGGAGCGTTCGGATTCTGATGATTGAACTACTGACTTATTATGTGATTGGTGGAGCTCTTATCATTGGACCACCTGCAATCTTCCTCATCATTGCTATGATGGGAGCCATCCAAAATACGAAAGGTCGTATGGTTGGATACAAAGACCACAAAGAGTATGGTGATAGTTCCATCTACGAGAACTCACCATCAGATCAAACCAAATTTTATCTTACACTAGGAGAACAATCATGAACGAAAACGCAGAACGCATCAACGGTTGGGCAGCAATGCTCGGAGTCATCGCAGCAATGGGTAGTTATGCAGTCACAGGTCAAATTATTCCAGGAGTATGGTAAATGTTAATCTTATCAGCAACAATGATCTTGGGATTTATCGTTTGGAGTTTATCCCAAGATGAAATTGATGATGATAATGATGGACCAGGTGGTGGTATGATGACACCTGTCTATCAAGCCTCTCCCACCTCTTGACATTTGTCTATATAGAGAGTAAAATTCATCACAGTTAAATTAATTTTATGACTTACAATGTTACTTTAATCTCTTCTGAAGAAACCAAAACCATTACATGTGAAGATGACCAGTACATTCTTGATGCCTGTGATGAGGCAGGATTAGATCTCCCCTATTCCTGCCGTGCTGGTGCTTGTTCTACGTGTGCTGGTAAGATTGTTTCTGGTACAGTAGATCAAAGTGATCAATCATTCTTGGATGATGATCAAATCGAAGCGGGATTTGTACTCACTTGTGTTGCATACCCAACTTCTGATGTTACAATTCAAGCTGAACAAGAAGAGAGTCTTTACTAATGATTGGAAAACTTGATCCAGAAGAACGTATTATGGAATCACCTACCATAAACGAACAGGTTGCCTTTCTTGCCCAAAAATATGGGTGGGAAGAAGGTGATAATATCGTAGTTGAAATGGCAGGAACTCAGGTTTCTGGTATCGATGTTGGTGAAGTCTATAACAAGAAATGGCAATCACCTATTGGTACTCGCAAGTACAATAAAGAAGCATTCATTGTTATCAAAAATCTCTCACGAGATCCTTTTGAGTCTTCTAAACCTATGGATAGAGAACACAAACCTCATCATTCATGTGAATCAGATAGTAAAACAAATGCCTAATCCAAACCAACTGTATGAAGACATGCAGAAGTTAGATGATCTGTATGAGGAATTACTCTGGGACCCAGATGATGAACTACAGTTCACACATGATGGAACCAAGATAATTGTCATCAATAAATCAAAGGATAAGTATAAATAACTACTCTTTGCATAATAAAAATGGCACTACTCGCAACTGTTGGAATACTGGTAGCTACATTTATTACTGCTGCAATGATGACACAATCGGGAGACGAGACGCAAGGATAATAAAAGTAACATTATCTTAATATCCACACAAAGGTAGGTAGAAACTGTTATAAAATAAGAAGGTTCTAACCAAATTCTTTTTCTTTCAAGTCTATGAAAAATTTGCACCAGACGTACGGCCACTACTTACATACCGACAAACTGCTTGATGATCATGATATTAATGAGCGAGTCTTGTCATATGGGTGGTTAGATGATGGTTCAAAGTTAATTGGTTACTACGTCTTGACAGAACACCACCGTTTGTCCTATAATCTAAAAGACCAGTTGATCAATAAAGTTTCTTCCGAAATGATTGCTGGTTCAACTACTTGACAGATTTAAAAAAATCTGTTAGTATAAATACTTAACCTTCTCCAAATATCAGAAGGTTATATTTAACGAGAGAACGTCGATCTCTCTTTCATCCGTGGGATACTCCACGAGACATATTTAAAGGAAATTAAAATGATCAAATCTGTATTCGCAGCCTCCGCTGCTCTGTTCGCATCCGCTGGTGCCGCTTTCGCTGGTCCCTACGTCAACGTTGAAGCTAACTCAGGATTCACTGGATCCAGCTACAATGGAACCGCAACTGACCTTCACGTTGGTTATGAAGGTGCTCTTGGTGAAAACGCTTCATACTACGTCCAAGGTGGTGCTACCGTCGTCTCTCCTGATGGTGGCGAGAGTGATACCGTTCCTTCTGGTAAGGCAGGTCTTGGTATCGGTTTGACCGAGGCACTGGGTGCTTATGGTGAAGTCTCCTTCGTTGGTAGTGGTGATGACAACATCGATCGCGGTTACGGAACGAAGTTGGGTCTTAAGTACAGCTTCTGATAAGTTGTAATATGATAGAGAGGGGTCATGACGACCCCTTTTTTTATGAAAAAATACTTCATAACATTCATAACAAATCCAGGAACGCTAACCTCCCTGACACTGCTGGGGATGATAGCACTGATAGGGGCACTGCATAACCATGCTCATTATAAAATGAATATGGATGCAGATAGTTACGTGAGACAGTGGTGTAGATCATCAGCAGAAAACAAAAAGACCTGCATCCGCTATGGTGGAGACATGGATTACTGATGAAAAAGAAATTAAAAAAAATTATAGAGAAGTATGAAAAAAGACTTGTAGATATCGAATTAGAAAATATGAAGATACTTGTTAGTCTTGCTAACTTAGAATCACGACTTGATAATCATGACCATAACGGGGATAGTTAACAACTATCCCTATTTTTTTATATATAATCAGGGAAGACAAATTTGTAAAAACAGATTAATAATATGCTATCAACTCAGTATCGCCTTCGATTAGAAGGTATCTGTAAAAAGATCGCCGATGGTGACGAGGTAAAACTAGATGACATGATCTGGGCAGAGAAACTTGCTAAGTCTCATACACTTGCTAGGGACTGGTTACAAAAGGCACGAAGACAATCTTCACAACAGATTGAGGAAGGTAGTACAGACGATTTTCTGAATAGGATGGGTTTAGGAGACCCCGATCCATCCAAACATAAGAAGGGGTTTACATCAGCTGATGATGTGTTAGAATGGTTTCAGCAAGACAAACCTGATGATTGGAGGCAACGTGACTAAGAAAGAATACAAACAATTACTGTTGGACCACTTCACAGAGAGGTTGGATAAACTCACAGCGAAGGAACTTAAAGAACTTGCTGCGAGACACACATGAAAGATTATGTTTGTGTGGAAACATGGGATCCTATCTTTGAGATGATACGGTATCATTGGGTACACAAATCAGAAAAGGATCCTGTGCAATTTGTAAAAAATCTCAACCCAGAGCAAGTAGTGTTATGAGCAGTAAAATGCTATTCCTAGTTGACATTGGTAATGGTAGATGTCTGAGTCACGATGGATACATTCAAATTGGTATTTTCTCTCATAGTGTAGAGAAACATCTTGAGTTATGTCCTGAACAAGAATGGCAAGTTACCTATTGGATGCCTGATCCATTCTGTATTAGATATCCAAGACCTAATTATCAGCATACAATGAAGGCGAATGAAGGTTCACCTAAGACTGATAATGCTACTGATAGTCGTCCTAGAGACTTCCCAGACCAAGCAACGAATAGACTTGAGAGAACATTATGAAGATGTGGGAGACAAAGTGCTCTGGGTGTGGTAAGATGACACCAGCAAATGAGTGTCCTCAAGTTGGATGTTACGTTCCATCTGAAACTAAATATAAAAATTCACTATGCAAACCCTGTTGGTTGAAAACAATTATGACAAAAACAAATTTACCTGACGTAGTTCTATATTCAAAGAATGAATGTCAGTGGTGTGATCGTGCTAAAATGTTATTGGATAGTCTTGAAATTAGATATTTGGAATATAAATTAGATACAGATTTCACACGTAATCAATTCAAACAGGAGTTTGGAGATCAAGCAACTTTTCCACAGGTAAATTTTGGTCAAACGCATGTTGGTGGATTTAAGGATACCCTGAATTACCTGAGAGAAAATAAAGCCATTTGACAAGTGGACGATATCGTAGTATAATTGATGTGAAATCAATCGCAGTCTTCTTCACTTGTCTCTAAATAAATATAGACCTATAGAGGGACAATTATTTTTCTCAGATTATTTGAACAATAACGGAGTAAACCAATGACGATAGCTGTTTATGTGTTCGTTGTTCTCGGAGCATTTCTCATGGGAACATTAACTTCTTGGATTGCCAAAGACTATATCGATGCCTTCATTGATAATGCTGCATATGCAAAGGCAATAACACATCCAGAAATGTTAAACCCAGATGGCACTGTCAACCAAGAGGAACTATTAACACTTAATTTCTTGTCAGAAGAAGACGACGAAGATTACGATGACCCTATGAATTAAGATCATGATTCTTGTTGATATGAATCAGTGCATGATCAGCAATTTGATGATGCAAATTAAAGTCGGTGACAAACTAGATGAAAAACTAGTCCGACATATGGTACTCAATTCCCTAAGATCTTACAACAGAAAATTTAGGGAAGAGTACGGAGATATGGTCCTTTGTTATGATAGTAAACACTATTGGCGCAAGGACTATTTTCCTTTCTATAAACAAAACAGAAAAAAAGACAGAGAAAAATCCAATCATGATTGGAATGCAATCTTTGAAGTTCTAAACAAAATTCGTGATGAAATCCGAAACAATTTTCCTTACATAGTAATGGAAGTAAGTGGTGCAGAAGCGGATGACATCATTAGTGCTTTATGTAAATACTCTTCTGATATCTCAGATGAGAAAATTTTAATTCTTTCTGGCGATAAAGACTTTATACAGTTGAAAAAGTTTCCTGTTGTAAGTCAATACAATCCATTACAAAAGAATTTTGTAAAAGATATCAATCCAATCGAATACATTGCAGAACACATCATCAAAGGTGATCGTTCTGATGGTATCCCTAACTTCCTTTCTTCTGATGATACTTTCGTTACCAATAAAAGGCAACGACCAATAAGTAAGAAGAATCTAGAGAAGTGGATTTATTCTAGTCCAACTGTTTTTTGTAACACTCAAGAAAAACTAGATAACTACTATAGAAATAAAATTCTTATTGATCTTGATTGTATACCAGAAGAATTGCGCCGAGAAATAGTAGATAAATTTAAAGTGTTAAATAGTAATGATAAAACAAAGTTATCGATTGACTACTTTGTCACAAACGATTTGACTTCACTCATGAATAACTTGGAGGATTTTTAAACATGGCTGATTTAGATAAAAACCAAATGCTTTTATCTGAAGTTCTACAGAAAGTATCTAATGCTAAAACCAAAGCACAAAAGATTAAAATTCTGAAAGACTTTCGTACTGACGCACTCGTTTCAATTTTAATTTGGAATTATGATACTAGTGTAAAGTCTATGATTCCCGAAGGAGAAGTTCCTTATAAGGTTAATGACGCTCCTATTGGTACAGAACATACAAGACTTATACAAGATTATCGTAAACTATTTCATTTTGTAAAAGGTGGAAATGATTCTTTGAATCGATCTACTCGTGAAAGAATGTTTATCCAAATGTTGGAAGGACTGAGTAGTGAAGAAGCACATCTTATCTGTTTAGTAAAGGATAAGAATTTACAGAAAAAATACAAGGTAACTAAAGCTTGTATTGATGAAGCTTATCCAGACATTGAATGGGGGAATCGCAGTTGAATAAAGGAGTTAGAGTTCTCCATAAAAAATGTAGTTCTGATCTTGCACATGATAGATCTCTGCCATATACGGCATATCTTGTAACATATGTAGAAGATGGAGAAACATTTTATGACATTAGTACTTGCAATAAACAAGTAGAGTTGTTTGATTTTTATTGGGACACTTATAAAAGTGATTTCAAATATTTTAATCAAACAGAAGGTAGAGTCAATCCTAGACTTTGGTCACCAAAGAAAGAGGGTTAAAAATGATGACACTTGATAGAGCTTTAGTAATGTTTTTTCGTAGAGTTGAGATCATAACATCCATGGAAATGGGTGGTAAGTTAGATTCAGAAACTGCTTACCAAATGATTAAAAACGAAATGAAGAAACTTAAAAAGTCTAGAAAGAAGATTAACAAAGCCTCCTAACGGGGGTTTTTTTCTTGACATAGAAAGCTCTTGGTGTTACAATTAAAACATGTTCGGAGAAATTTATGACGGTTAAACTTGTCTCCATCACACCTGATGCTGAGAAACACATGGGGTATGTTGCTAGGGTATCAAACCCAAACAACCAACCCAACCCAAATTATGCTGGTCTTCTAAAGTACTGCATCAAACATCAACACTGGTCAGTGTTTGAACAAGCATTCATAACACTTGAGATTGAGACGACTCGCGGTATCGCAGCTCAAATTTTACGACACCGTAGTTTTACATATCAGGAATTTTCACAACGGTATGCAGATGTAAGTCTGATTACTGATGAGATTCCTATCCCTGAACTTCGCCGTCAAGATACTAAAAATCGTCAGAACTCAACTGATGATCTTCCTCCTGGTATTATTGAAGATTACCGAGAGAAGATTAAGAAACATTTTGAAGATGCATCTGCTCTCTATCAAAGTCTCTTGGAAGTTGGCGTCGCCAAAGAGTGTGCTCGCTTCGTGCTGCCTCTCGCTTGTCCGACCCGTATCTACATGACAGGCAGTGTTAGGTCATGGATCCATTATATCGATCTGAGGTCCGCCCACGGTACTCAGAAGGAACACATGGACATTGCTCATGCATGTCGCGATATTTTTAAAGAAGTTTTACCCACAGTTTCTGAAGCACTTGAATGGTGAACCATGAACATTTTTGTTACTAGTCAAAGTCCATCTAAATCTGCACAAATTTTACCAGACAAACATGTTGTCAAAATGCCTCTTGAGTGTTGTCAGATGCTTTCGATTATATACTCATCATGGTATTACGATTGGGGTGAGATTCACAAGATCAATGGTGAACCTTATGCTACAAAGAAAGGTGCATTCCGTAACCACCCCTGCACTAAGTGGGCTGCAGAAAGTATATACAATACTGCATGGTTGATTGCACATGGTACTGCATTGTGCATGGAGTATAATCATAGATACAATAAAATTCATTCATGTAGTAAAGCATTGTTTGAATCAAAGAAAATTTTTCATAATCAAACAAACAAAGCAATTGTTTGTCATCAAAAAGTAGAAAATTTTACAAGAGCAATGCCTGATGAATTTAAACTTGACACAAGCATTGACACTTTTACTGCTTACAAAATGTACATTAGCAGCAAACCTTGGGTTACATCTAATTATCTTCGTGACCCATCCAGAAAACCAGATTGGGTATAATTTATGAGACATATTTTGTTTACCCTGAAAGGTTGTAATATAGATCTAATGGAAGATCAAGATTACATGAGAATACTTTTGTTTCGAGCAGCAAAAGAATGCAACTCAACTCTCCTCGATTTAAAAGTTCATAAGTTTGAACCTCAAGGTCTTACTGGCATTGCGATGCTTGCCGAAAGTCACTTAAGCATTCATACTTGGCCGGAGAAAGGTATGGCAGTGTGTGATGCTTTTACATGTGGTGATCACACTAACCCACAAGCCGCAGTAGAATATATGAGAGATAAACTTGAATCTACTGATATGGTTTCTAAAATGTTTATCAGACCTTTAGACTAAATAAAACTACACTACTTGAAATTATGCCTACTTATCCTGTTATCAACAAAGTGACTGGGGAGACTCAAGAACTTCACATGACCATGAAAGATTATTGTGATTGGAAAGATAAAAATACTGACTGGGACAAAGATTGGTCTGCAGGGTGTGCAGGAGTTGCCGAAGTTGGCGAATGGAAGAACAAAGTTGATGGTGGATTCAAAGATGTTCTAACGAACATTAAGAATCATCATCCACATGCCACATTTGAAGTCTAGTTAAAATTATGACAAGAAAGAAAAAGTCTCTTGCTGGTACTAGTGCAAAGGTAATGCGTCGGAAGAAACCAATCAATTCTGATCAGCTTCTTGATATCCAACCGTTGACTCCAGCTCAAGATAAAGTTTTTGAAGATTGGAAAAGTGGTAAAAATCTTTGTCTCTTTGGTTGTGCTGGTACAGGTAAAACATTTGTTGCCTTATACTTAGCACTCAGGGATGTATTATCAGACAATACTCCATACGAGAAAATTTACATCGTTAGATCTCTTGTAGCAACTAGAGAAATTGGTTTCCTTCCTGGTGATCATGATGACAAAGCTGCTTTATATCAGATTCCTTATAAGAACATGGTTCAATACATGTTTGAAATGCCATCTGATCCAGACTTTGACATTCTGTATGATAAACTAAAAGAACAGGAAACTGTATCGTTCTGGTCTACAAGTTTTATACGTGGTACTACTCTAGATAATGCTATTGTTATCGTTGATGAAATGCAGAACTTGAATTTTCATGAACTTGATAGTATAATTACAAGGTGCGGTCAAGATACAAAAATTATTTTCTCTGGTGACGCCGTACAATCCGACCTTGTAAAAACTAATGAACGTAATGGTATTCTAAACTTTATGAGTATCGTTCAGAACATGGAAGAATTTGGTTGTACAGAATTCAACATTCAAGATATTGTTCGTTCAGGTTTAGTCCGAAGTTACTTGGTTGCAAAAATTAATGCAGGATTTTAATGTTTGAACATGTAACTATTGATTTACCTAATAGACTTAAACGTGAGCAGATTGATGGTAAAAGATATTATCGATTACCAAATGATGATGTTACTAAACTAGTATCTATCACAACAGTTACTAGTTTTCAGTCTAAAGAATCAATTGCGAAGTGGCGTCGTAGAGTAGGTGCTGAAGAAGCAAATAAAATCTCTAGTCGTGCAGCAAGTCGTGGGACTGACATGCACACATTAGTAGAATACTATTTAAAAAACGAAGACCTACCAGAGAAACAACCACTATCAGAGTTTATGTTCAAGTTTGCAAAACCTGAACTAGATAAACTTAATAAAATTCATGCTCTAGAAAAATCCCTATATAGTAAACAACTTGGTGTAGCAGGAACTGTTGATTGCATCGCAGAATACAACGGTGAACTAGCCATAGTTGACTTCAAGACTTCTAAAGAACCAAAACCTAGAGAATGGATTGATAGTTATTTCGTACAAGCAGCTGGTTATGCTTGTATGTTATACGAACTGACAGGCATTGCCGTCAAAAAACTTGTTATTATTATGTCATGTGAAAATGGAGAATGTAAAGTCTATGAAGAGTACGACAAGCAAAAGTATATTCGATTACTTATGCAGTACATCCGTAACTGGAAAGAGTCTAATGAGTAGACAAAAAAACGAATTGGAGAATTTACTTGAAGGTAGATTCTTAACTGCCCCAAAATTTTCTATGGAAATTGAGGAGATCGTTCGCGACTGTAAAGGTGAGTTAAATTACATTGAAGCAATCATTTGTTATTGTGATGAACATTCAATTGAATTGGAATCAGTAAACAAACTTATTTCCAAACCACTCAAAGAAAAAATCCGTGCCGATGCACAAAGATTAAATTGTATCAAGAGAACCACACGCGCTAAACTGCCGTTGTGACAGGGTTTGAAGTATACAAAACCTATCTAGCAATCAAACTACATTTTTCAAAGGACAACTATAACTACTTTACTTTCCATGGAAAGTCTAGAGCATCTGAGTCGTCCTTTGAAAAAAGAAAAGACAGATACTTTTTCAAAAAACTTGCTACTAAGTTTGATCAAGAAACTATCTTACAGTTCTTTGTGTCTCATTTCGTAGAGAATAGCAACACTTGGATTGGAGATCTATCTGTCTATAACTCTTCCACATTTAATGCATGGAAGAAAAAAATTCAATCAATGACGTTTATGTTTGAAAATGACATAGACTATTTGATTGACATTACTAGTTTTGAAAAAATCTTTGATTGTAAATCTGGTAATCATCCTATCTTATTACAAGCATATCTTGGAGACAGGATAACATTAGAATCGATGGTGATACTAAACAATTTAGTTAAGTATATACCAGACTTCGATAAACATATTAAAGAACCAGTTATATGGCCTGATATTAGAAGAAAGGTAGTGAAATACGAACCGTTTCTTTTAGTAGATAAGACTAAATATAAGTGTATCCTCATAGAAAAATTAAATGGCATTCTTTGATGAAGTTCCCATTCGTGCTGAAGCAGCAGAACTCTTTGATTTATATCAAAGAATGATGCAAATCAGTATGGGTGGGTTATATAGTATGAAATTAAAACAAGAATACCTTGATAAATTAACTAGGATTATAGAACTACAAAAGATTATGTACTTCAGAGCAAAATATTCTGAGGAAGATGATGCATTTGAATTTATTCAACATTTAAAAAAATGTTCTACAATGTTAGGATATGATGGAGACATCGATGAAGTCTTCCTTTCTATGGAAGCGGACCTATTAAAAGCTCAACAAGCTTTGAACCAAAGCTCTTGACTCCTGGTCTATAATCTGTTATAATAATTTCGTTGGGCTGCACAGTATTGAGCGTAAGACCCAACACGTAAACCAAATACAAACAAATACGGAGAACCCAAATGTCCTTTTCTTCACTCAAGCGTGATTCAGGATCTGCTTTTGACAAACTAACCAAAGAACTTGAGAAAGTTGCATCGGGAGATAATGCATCTAAGAGAGATGATAATCTTTGGAAACCAGAAATGGACAAATCGAGTAACGGTTACGCAGTTATTCGTTTCCTACCTGCACCTGATGGAGAAGATATTCCATGGGCTAAATTGTTTAGTCATGCATTCCAAGGTCCAGGTGGATGGTATATTGAAAATTCATTGACTACTATTGGTAAGTCAGATCCAGTTGGTGATATGAATCGAGAACTGTGGAACAGTGGTCTGGATTCTGACAAAGCGATTGCACGTAAACAGAAACGTAAACTGTCTTACTACTCAAACATTTATGTTGTACAGGATCCTTTGCATCCAGAGAACGAAGGTAAAGTATTCCTTTACAAGTATGGTAAAAAAATCCACGATAAAATTGTCGAAGCAATGCAACCTGCATTTGCAGATGAAACCCCTATCAATCCTTTTGACTTCTGGAAAGGTGCTAACTTCAAACTGAAGATTCGTAAGGTTGATGGTTATTGGAACTATGATAAGTCTGAGTTTGATTCAGTCTCTACTCTTGGTGGGTATGATGACACTCAACTTGAGTCTATTTACAAGTCTCAATATTCTCTTTCTGAGTTAACTGCCGCTGATAAGTTTAAATCATATGAAGAACTTTCAAAACGTATGACTACTGTTTTGAAAACTAAGAAAGCTCCACGTATCGATCCTGAAACTGCCGAAGACGAAATGTTTGAAACTCCTAAGTTCAATACATCTTCTTCTGGTGGATTCAATGATCCAGATATTACTGGTAGTAATCAGGTTGTTCCCCAGATGAGTGCTGTAGAAAGTGAAGATGATGCAATGTCTTACTTTGCACGTCTCGCCGAAGAATGATAAATAGTTCTGTCGCTCTTTCGTGCGCGACACGCTACGAATAGGAATATCGCTTAAGAGAGGGGTTTAACCACCCCTCTTTTTTTATGTCCTAACAAAAGGTTCTGAAATTCTTAACCCATCATTATTAATTTGATACTCGGTATCATAAGCTAATAATGTTTCAAGTTCTTCTTCTAAAATTCCCAAGTATTTTTTATTTGGAATAACAATTTCTCTCTTATTTTCATTCTGGATGTATTCATACTCTCTATTAGTGACCGCTGTAAGACCCTGTGACGCCGTTACTGTATTGACTACTTGAGTGGTTACATTATTAGTTGTTGATGTTGTGTAGTACTCGAAAGACCAGTCTGGTAGATAGTTACTAACCTGTTGCGAAGCTGTTTCTGCATACTCAACAATGACTCCTTGTTCTAATACTTGTCCAAGATTGTTATCTCTAACGTTATCAGTTTCCCAGTGACGAATGTTATCAACGGATGAACCATACTTAGTATCAATATAATTATCTAGTTCATTAGAACTTAATGGCCATTGACTATGAATGTCTATGATATTATTAAGTAAAAGAATTGCCCAATAGTATTCGGAATCATTATACAAGTTAAAAGATAACTGTTCTACAGTTTGACCTGATTGAATAGTATAATTTGTGGAAGCAGAAAATATTGCATTAAAACTATTACGAGCTCTTACTCTACGAAATAAATTTTTTGATAGTTTATAATTATTTTTATCCTTAAAGTCAGGATATAAAAAATTTGGTTGAGAATTAAAAAACATTTCTAGAACCCTTGATTAATAACTTCGGTTTGTGTAATAATTTCAGTCTCTGTGAAACTTAACTGCATAGTATATGCAACTGGATCTGCACCTCTGTATGTTGCCCATACAGCATCTGGAGTATAATTAACAGTTACACCCGTAAGAATACAAGGTTTTAATTTTGGTAATGAATCAATCTCAGAACCATTTTCACCTTGATGCCAAGAGATTCTAAATATTTTTGGAATAGTTAACCAACGATCTGAAAGAGATCCCGATTCTTTATCATTATTACCAAGAGTTCCAGCATAATCTGGTAGAGCCATTGCTCTAAGTTTTTTAATGATTGCTTTAATTCTGATTGTCTCGGTAGAATTTCTTGGTACTAATTTCCAATCAAATGAAAATGTTCTCATGTTTACACCATTAAACACTTGTTCTGTGTATGGGTTTTGAATTCTACCGAAAGCATTTTGAGTGACTTGGTTAGCACTACCACCACCAACTCCAGCAACACTATCCAACATTGACATTGCCGCACCAGTGGCACCAGCTCCAGCTGCAGCTTGAACAGTCTTTGCAATTTCCCCAGAACCATCTCCAGACATAATCTGACTCGCTACCTTGGGCAACATCTTTCCGATGATACCATTGTTCGTAGTATAGTTTGGCGTGTCACTGTAGTTAACATTATTTGGGATTGGTAAAATTACAGTTCCATGTGGTGCTGCATTAATTTTAAATTGCGACTGTATATTACTAATAAAACTAGTGTCTTGACTAATATCAGTAGCAACACCCGACTCACCTTCAACTGGAGTTGCTGAACCTTTAATAATATTTTCAGCAGTATTGATAGTGAGTTGAGTAACTTTTACAAAATCAACAATATCAATTTGTATATAATCATAATTACCACCCTCAGGCCATTGAAGATTGCCGGCAACACCACTCTGTGCAGTTGGAGATGCTTTGAAATTATTATTAAGAAGTGCTAACGCATCAGGTATTGGATAGTCCTTGGATGCCATAAATATTTCTAACCGATCTATTCCTATAGCTATATATGAACACTTTGAAGGGTAGGTATACTCCAAGAAACATTAAAAAGTATAGAGGAGATCATAGGAATATAATTTATAGGTCTTCATGGGAACTCAAGTTCATGAAATACTGTGATTTAAACCATAGTATACTTGAATGGGGTAGTGAAGAAATAGTAATTCCATATAGATCTCCACTTGACAATAGAATTCATAGATATTTTGTTGACTTTTATGTCAAAGTGGAAGATATAAATAAACAAATAAAAAAATATTTGATAGAAGTTAAACCAAAGAAACAAACTAAACCCCCATCAAAACCTAAACGGCAAACTAAAAGATACATCAGTGAAGTAAGTGAGTATGTAAAAAACCAGGCTAAATGGGAAGCAGCAACAGAGTTTTGCGAGGATAGACAATGGAACTTTATGATAATCACCGAAGACGAACTTAAGGTATGAGTATATTTTCAATAGTTAAAGAAGCTGCAGGAGACGAGCCAAAATCTTTTGGTTGGTATCGTGACAATGTAAAAGTTCTTTTCAAGATGAGTGATCTATATGCTGATCTGGTGGAACAGGAGGAAACTTTAACTCCCACACCAGGACAGTTATACATGTTTGAATATAAAGCAATTTATGCCGCAAGGTTAAATTTTTATGATAGATTTCCTCTTGTGTATAT